TGCTACTAAATCGTATGTAAATAATTGTTTAATTTTAACCTTACCATTAGATTCTACCGCACCGGCAGCTCTACTTGAAATTTGAAGTGGTACTCCAGCATCTACTAATGCCTTTGCTTGACGCCCGGCATCTGTATCTAATAAACGGATACGTCCTTTAATTTGTTTATTACCTTCATCGTAATTTATTTCTTCTATAATGTGAGATACATTCTTTAAAGAAACATCAAAATTTTGAGGGTGGTCTAATTCTCCTAATAATTTAGAAGCTTTAATTTTAGCTTGTAAAGCTTCGATTTGTGGTAGATATTCTTCCGCTGTATAAATACGGTTGTTGCGGTTTTTCTTATCTAACTCACCAAAGACACCTTCTAATACATATTTACCATCTTCCGATGAAAATTTTAATTCAGAGGATGATTTTTCTATGATTAATAAATCCTTTGTGTTCATATTATTATTTTATTATATTTGTATTATATACTATTATATATCAATCTAAAAAATCGATATTTTTACTTTTTTATTTTTAAATACCTAAGTCTGCCAATGGATCTTTTTCATCACCACCTTCTGCTTCCTCTTCTGCTTCAGTTTCTTCAGCATTTACCTCTTCTCTATATTCTTGATAATATGAAATTAATGTAGAAATATCATTTTCTGTGAATGCACTATTACCATATTCTTTATAAAAATGATCTAAAAATTCATCTTCACTATTAGAACTAACAATTGCTCCTATAATTTCAGTTGATTTAATTTCTGTTTCGGCATCATCTAATGTATAATTATCAACTACAACTTTTGAATCTGGTGTTACTTCGATAGCTTCTTCATTAACTGATGATTCTGCAAGTGCTTCCGTTCCTTTAGGTAACATCACTGATTCATCACCAGCAATATATTTCTTAAACAGTTTTCTTTCTTCACTGTATTCTGCTGAAAGTTCTTTCTTTTTCTTAGAATCCATATCGAAATAATCTTCTCTATCTTCCATTGACCATCTTTGTACACTTACTAAATCGGTTAATCTCTTAATCTTTTTAGCTTTTAAACCTTTGATTTGTTCAGCGTATTTTTTATGTAATTGTAGATAAAGATTGTCCTTTGCTTCAGTAACTACTGATTCATTCTGAGCATCAAACCATGCAATTTCCCAATCGTCAATATCAAACTTATAGAATGCTACTAGGTCTGCAATTTTATCATTTGCACTTGGATCATCATCACCACGTTCTACTTCTGTAACATCATAATAGTTATCATTAATAAACGATGCAAGTTCTTGTTCGCTTGGTCTTCTACCTAATTTAGCAATTACTTTCTTAACAGTGTTGTATTTACCAACATCTTCTCTCTTTTCAGAGACTGTTGATTCTACCATCTTAACTAAATTTGAATCGATCCATTCTTCATTTGAACCATCCCATCTAATTAATGATTTTTTACCTTTAGTTTTAACTAACTCTCCAGTACCGAACAATTCTCCGCTTTTATCATAGACATGTACTAAGTCTACGATCTCGTTCATTTCTTTTTCTAAAATAAACTCTTCAAATAATTTTATTCTTTTCATAATATATGTATCCCTTTTTTAAAATCCGCCCATGTCCATTGGATCAACCTCAGGTTCTTCAGCATCCTTTGCTGCTTTTCTAGCTTTATATGATTTATTAGCTGCTTTATCATCTGGTGATAATTTTAAATATCTATCTATTAAGAATTCCATATCAAAATAGAAATCTTCTTCCATAGTTACTGGATCTGTTTCTACTAATGAATCTTTTAATGAAGATATAAAATCAATTCTACGTTCCATGATTTCCATATGTTTTAATTCTGCAAACATATTTTCTTCAATATATTGTAATGATATCTGTGTTTTAAATCTTGGATCGTCTTTAAACTCCGGATATTTTAAACACATTTGTATATATAATGGCTTAACTAAAATTTCTTGGAAAGTACTTCTTAAACGTTTGATAAATTTAGAGAATTTAATTTCATCTCTAATCATACCATCGGCAGCTAAATTAAAGTCTCCACCGCCATCTTCATACATAAATCTATTAAATGGTATTTTAGAAACCATTTTAAGTTTATCACTGAAATATTTAAGAGCTTCTGTGTCAGATAACTCTGGACCTTCACCGCCTAATGTTTCAATTTCTGGTTGTTCACCATCTTTACTCGGTAACCAGTATTCTTTATTAAATTGTAACATTGGTTTTCCATTAGTACTTAAACTACCAGAATCAAAGTCAAAGTCTACAACTTCTTTATAATTATTCATTAACTGAGCAAGTGATTGTTTTGCCCTAGTTTTAGATTTACCACCAACTGGGATGATAAATTTCATTCTATAAGATGAGTTTGTTACGGCCCAGATTACTCTGGTATGTTCCATAATTCTCATTAAGTTAAAAGAACGTATTAATCTTTCTAAATAACTTACACGTGATTTCGTAGTAATAGATGAGTAAGAAATATAAATGATCTGTGAATCATATAATACTCTTTCTTTTACTGGATCATCTTTAAATTGAGTCCATACCTTTTTACCATCTTCTTTGTTATATCCTGGAACTAATGTAATTGGATCTATTTCTTTAAATCCTATAATTTCAGTTTGTTCTGGATTGTAAATAATTTCAAAAGCCAAATAACCATCTATTAAGAACTTTCTGAAATAATACCATGCAGATTGATCTGAATTAAATCCAAAGTATTGGTAAATGTCTCTAAACGATTTATGCATAAATTTATCAACATCTTCAGAAACATCCATTCCAATAATTTCAGGATTGGCAAAGAAATTCTTGTTATCATATACAACTGTCTCATCACATAAAATATCTAAAATATCTTCTATTTCATCATATGTTGAAAATGATCTAAGCTCTTCACGCTTACCTTGGTATTCTTGATCAAAGAACGGTATATTTTTACGCATATTCGTATCAGCCATTGAAAGAGCTGCGAATGCACCATATAAATCGTCATTATCAATTCCCATTTGATTTATTTGACCATAACCAATTGCATCCTCCATAGGACCAATTGATTGTGATTGCCTTAAGACTAAATCATCGTAATACATTCCAAAAGAAGATAACTTTTTTAAAGTATCTTTTAATGTAAATGTTTTTTTACCATAACTAAATGGGCCGTTTCTATCTACAAATCCTGCCATTATATTTTGTATTGATTTTGTTTATATATCATAATTTTATCTTCTTGAAAATAATAACCTAATACCTCTAACTGTTGCTCCATTTAAAGCAATAAAATCACATAATGCAATTTTTGGCCAGCTTTGATAACTTACAACCGATTGTGATGTCTTTCTATTAGGTTTATATTGTCTTATTGCAAACTCACATCCAAATCTACTTAAGTATGTTTTCATACCATTATATGTTATTCTTAATGGATTTTGAGCGGTTGCATTATTATTTTTATTTCCTGTTGAAGCATTATTGATCTGTCCTTCCATTCTATTATATAGATCATCCATCAATTGTTCCTTAACACTAACAGGTAATAAGTTTAAATTAATACCTAAATCATTACCATCTACCTGCTCTATTGCCAATACTACTGGGTTTCTATCAAACCATGGTAAATTTTCAGTGACTGGAGAATATCTAAAAACATAAATTTTACCGGGTTGAAATCTAGTACGTACTTTAGTAGCTTCTTTAATACTCCTGCTTCTTACTGCTTCATTATACCAGTCTTCAGCCAAACTCCTAGCATTTGATTTACTACCAGCTTCTTTGGTTAATCTCCTTATTTCTCGCTTAACGTAACCCATTTAATATAGTATCTTCTGTTAAAACAATAAACTGCCAATTTCTATTTTGGCAATATTCTTTTGCTGCATTATATTTATCCATATTTTTTACATACTGCTCTGCAAGAAATTTATATGATTCTAATGCTTTGCGTGAATTCTTTTTAGGTGGTTTAGGTTTGGTAATTTGAGACTTTGGTTTTATTTCTACTAAATACTCAATAGCACTACCATCTTGTTTTAATTGTTTAAAATAAAAATCTGGGTAGTATCTATGTGCTTTATTGTCTTTTCTAAACCAATATTTAATTTCAACCGGTTCACTAGACCATTTCAATACCTTGTCGTTTTCATCACACCAAATACAAAACTTACGTTCCCATGAACTTCTATAAATAATAGGAGTAGGACCAATATACTTCTCTGGATTCTTTGGTTTAAAATAACCCTGATTGAAGTTTGAATTAGAAGTAGGTTTTACATTTTTAATTGACATTATATCGAGTATATACCACTTTGATCATCACTAGAACCGCCAATACCATCAATTGAAATAGTTCCACCATATTTCTTTGGGTGTATTTTATTCCAACCTTTAGCATATCCTCTCTTTGCTATTTCTGTAAAATAAGCAAACGCATTTGGATATTTTGGATTAAAGTTTCTCCAGTATTTTAATAAATCTAACATTGCAAATTGAAGGCAGTCATCTCTATCGTCTGAATTAACGTATCTCATTCTATTAATAGCCTTTTCTGCTAATAACATTAACATCTTTTCTGCAGTAGGTGTTAATGCGTCTAATTCCTTAGACTCTGACATAGCAGCATGGAAGTCTTTGTTATTTAAATAGTTCTTTTTTCTAGGCATTGAATTTATAATTTATTTATTTAATATTATATGCAATTATATTAAATTGTTTACTATACTTAAAAATAAAAGGACCCATATGGGTCCTTTTATTATATTATAATTAGTTTTTAAATCTATTTTAAAATCTTTGAATTTTTGTTAATCAACTTTTCCATATCTTCTTCACTTAAAGATGCAAAACCAGTTTCACCAAACATTTTATCAGCTAATTTATCAGCCTTCTTCATATCAATGTGTTTTGACATTTGATCGTTATCTAATGTTGCAAAACCAAATTCACCATAAATATCTTCTGCTGCCTTGTTAAGTTTATCCCATGCATTAGCTTCAGTTACTGTTGATAATTCTACAATCTTAGCTTCCCAGTTTGTAATTTCTTCATTAATTAATACATCAGCTGCTTTAATTTCTGGAATTGACTTATCTGCTTCGGCTAATAAACCTCTTTGGTCTTTTAAGAAAGCAATCATTTCATTACATTCAGCAATCTTAGCTTCTTTTGTTGCTAATTCTTTAGCCTGACCTTCTACTAATTCTGATAAAAACGATAAAGCATTTTCTCCAGTTTTTTCAGTAACATAATCTACAGCTGCATTTGCATTTTCAGCTAAAAAGAAGTTTGCAATACGGTTTTCAGTATTGAATCTTGAAACATATACCTTTTCATCTAATTTAAATACATCTACTATATTATTATTACCTTCAAAAGTTGCTGCAAAATCTAATACAATAAAGTTTTCTAATAAAGTTGGAAGTGATTCAAATAATTCTGCCTTTTGTTTTTCATTATATCTAACCATTCCACTAGCCAATACGTGGTTTGTAAAAGTATTACCTTCAATTAATGAATCATTGTGTTTAAATTTATTTTCATTAATATCAAATATAAATTTACTAGCTCCATGGAACCATTTGATATTATTTGATCCAAATTCAAAAGATTCAAAAGCGGCAATTGAATTTCTCAATTCAGTTCCAAATGATTCTATTAAATTTAAATTATTATCTTTCATTTCAAAAGCTCTACCATTAACATAAAAGTTAAATGATTCTTCTACTTTAATAAAAGGTGCTAAAATATTAGTCTTCATAAGTTTTTATTTTATTTTATTAATTTATATATCTTTAATTATTGTATGAAATTATCGAATTAATTTCACTAACCACATACCAAACATCATTTGATTTTTTAATTGTTATAGATCCATTTTCTAAGATAGTAATATCATCAATTCCCGGGAAATTAATAGTGCTAATTGTAACATCATCATTTATTGCGATTAATGTTGATTCTACATTGTCTGAATCTGAATTTATTATTAAGTTTGAGGATATTGATCCGTCTACAAAATTATAAGATTTGTTAGTTCCTACTATATTTAATATATTATTTGTCGGTGGATTTATAATAGATTGAGCCACTTCTGGATTAGTTGCGGGTCCGTTATTATCAATAGTAATTGTATCGCCATTAGTTCCATTATTATCAATAGATGGAATAATGTTATTTATAATTTCATACATTCTATTACCGATATGTGTTTCACTATCCCATTCAAAAGTTGGAATATGTGTATTAACTTCTATTGGTAATGTGATCTTGTAATTTTCTTTGTCATCAAATGTAAAATCAAGCGGTCGTTGTATATCATAATCATCTGGCATGGCATAGTAAGCCGGTAATCTATAAGTACCTTCATTTAAATGACCTACTTCAACATTATAATAATTAGATTTATATAATCTTTTAATAATCATTTCAGTGATTTTAAGAGTATCTAA